ACGGCACAGACAGCATTACCTTACGGCTTATGGGTCACGCAGGGGCATCCAAAGAGGGCGAGGATATCGTCTGTGCCTCTGCATCGATCCTCGCTTACACCGTAGCACAGAGCCTACAGTTCCTGTATGAGGAGGGCGGTCTTGAGGAACGGCCCCATATACGGCTCGACAGGGGAGATGCGGAGATAACCGCCATCCCCAAGTACACCTCATACAAGGAGGCTCTGCACACCTTCTTCGTGGCTCAAGTGGGGTATCACCTACTTGCCCACAACTATCCACAGTATGTGGAACTACATTCGTTTGGTGAGGCTGAATAAGCCTTAAATATAAACCACGATTCGCCCACGAAACGGGCAGAAAGGATGACTTGTATGTCACACAAACTCTTTTCCGAAGGCATCAACCTCCAACTGTTTGCCGAAGGCACGGGTGGAGATGGTGGCACGGGTGCTGACGGAGCAAATGGTGTAACCGCAGGTGTTCCCAGCCTGCAAACCAAAAAGGGCGCAAAAAATCCCCTTGCCGATGTCAAATACGGCATCCAAGAGGAGGCACAGACCGCCGATGTGCCGAGCAATACCGATGGTGCGGTAGCAGAACCCGAAGACCGCAACGCAAAGTTTGAGGCTCTCATCAAAGGAGAGTACAAAGACCTCTACGATGCGAGGGTTCAGGATACCGTACAGAAGAGACTCAAGGGTTCAAAGGAGACCGTTGACAAGTACAACGAACTCGCCCCCACCCTTGAAATGCTTGCAAGAAAATACGGGGTAGATGCATCCGACATCAAGGCTCTCAACAAGGCTATCGAAGAAGATGATAGCTATTACGAAGAGGAAGCCATGGAGAAGGGTGTCTCCGTAGAGCAGCTCAAAGCCGTCAAGAAGATGGAACGTGAGAATGCCGAACTCAAGAAGCAGATGGAGGAGCAATCCAACAAAGAGAGAGCCGAACGAGATGTGGCAGAGTGGATGAAGCAGGCAGAACAAGCCAAGCATTCCTTCCCCAACCTCGACCTCGGTGAAGAACTCAAGAACCCTCAGTTCATCAACCTTCTCCGAAGCGGTGTCGGTGTAGAAACGGCTTACTTCGCCATGCACCACAGAGAACTCGTCCCACAGGCTATGCAGTATACGGCAAAAGCGGTGGAGCAGAAACTCACGAACAAGGTCATTGCCAATGGCGCAAGACCTACCGAAAACGGAATCTCTTCGCAGGCATCGGTTGTAGTCAAGAGTGATGTGTCACAACTCTCAAAAGCCGACAGAGCGGAAATCATCCGCAGAGTCGCAAGAGGAGAGAAGATTAAGTTCTAAACAAAATCCGATCTCCTTTTACACCACACCACACAACAAAACAACAAAACAACAAAACAAAAGGAGATTCAATCATGGAATTCATCAAAATCAACCTTCAGCTTTTCGCTAACACCGTACAGACCACCCTGCTTGATGGTCTGTCCCCCGAAATGAAGACCTTCTACGATATGACCCTTATCGATGAGGCTTCGGCAAACCTTGTTCATGACCAGTTCGGACAGAAGAGACCTATCCCTGCCAATGGTGGTAAGACCATTGAGTTCCGTAAGTTCTCTTCGCTGCCTAAGGCTACCACCGCTCTTACTGAGGGTGTTACCCCTGATGGCAAGAGCCTTACCGTGACCGCCATCACCGCTACTGTGGCTCAGTACGGTGACTACATCACCCAGTCCGATGTGCTTGAGCTGACCTCCCTCGACAACACCATCCTTGAGGCTACCAAGCTTCTTGGTAAGCAGGCTGGTCTTACCCTCGACACCATCGTTCGTGACAAGATTCACTCCGAGAACAAGAGCATCTTCTGGGCAAATGAAAAAACTTCGAGAAGTAATCTTGCCGCCGAAGACCAGCTCACCGTCAAGGAGATTCAGGCGGTAGTTGCACACCTTCGTGCGCAGAATGCTCCCACCATCGGTGGCAAGTATGTAGCCATCATCCACCCCTACGTTGCGTATGACCTCATGCGTGACCCCGAATGGATTGATGCTCACAAGTATGCCAACCCCACCAACCTCTATGAGGGCGAAATCGGTGAGGTCGCAGGTGTCCGCTTCGTGCAGACCACCGAAGCCAAGATTTATGAGGGCGGTGTCTTCTCCACTCTCGTCTTCGGTGAGGGTGCATACGGTGTCACCGAGATTTCGGGTGGCGGTCTGCAGACCATCGTGAAGCAGAAGGGTTCTGCCGGTACGGCTGACCCCCTCGACCAGAGAAGCTCCGTGGGTTGGAAGGCTATCAAGACCGCAGAGCTGCTTGTTCCCAATTACATCTGTGCAATTGAGTCCAAGTCTGCCAAGTGGTCTACCAAGGCATCCGCTAACTAATTAAACTCTCAAAAGGGGGAGGGGTATCCCCCCTCCCTCTAACACATTTTAGGAGGAAATAACCATGGCAGAAGTAAACAAGACCGAAAAGGAAAAACTCGTTAAGATTCGCATTCCGAGAGAGCGTGACAGACAGGACGATGTCTTCGTCTGTGTCAACGGCAGAACTTGGCTCATCAAGAGAGGAGTCGAGGTAGAAGTTCCCGAATGCGTGGCAGAGGTCATCCGCAACGCAGAGGATGTGGCAGAGCAAGCCTTTGCTTTCAACGAATCTGTCAAGAAATAAGGGATGGGGGGCAGTTGCTCCCCAATTCTTGAATAAGGGGGACACATTATGACCATCAGCGAAGCAATCGCAAAAGTAGACTCGCTCAAGCCGAACGGCTACTCGCTCTCCGACAAAATCGAGTGGCTCTCCATTGCGGACGGCATGATTAAGAACAACATCATCGACACCCATGAGGGCGGTGAGGGAGTCAACTTCAACGGCTACGATGACGAGACACCGCTCGACACGGAACTCATCGTCAACGCACCCTATGACGAACTGTACCTTTCGTGGCTTGCATCCAAGATAGACTTCTTTAACGGAGAATACGCAAGGTATAACAACAACGTAACCCGTTATCACGATACATTATCGGCATACACGAACCACTACAACAGGACACATATGCCGAAGGGAAAGAACATCAATTACTTTTAAGGGGGTAGCAAGGTGTATTACTCAACTCTTACGGAAATCCCCACCACACGAAGCAATGTCGATGCTTTCGGTGGCTATAACCACAACCCTCGCATCCATGACGGAGAGTTCTACGATATGCAGAACCTTTGCTCTGATCACTATCCCCTTCTCGCTCCGAGAGGCAAGAGAGGTTTGTTTGAATACCCTCAAGTCGGAGTAGAAAGCCACACAACGAACGGAATGGTGTCGAAGGATACTTTATGCTATGTGGACGGAAACTCGCTATATGTGGGGAAATATGAGGTCACGGGGCTTGTTCTCACCGACACTCCCAAGAGACTCGTCTCGATGGGGGCCTATATCGTCATCTTCCCGGACAAGGTGTATGTCAACACCAAGGACTTGACCGACTACGGAAGCCTTGAGGCATCTTTCTCTGTAAGCTCGGCATCCTATGAGATGTGCAAGGTGGACGGTGAGGTGTACACCAACACCTACAAGGGGACAACCCCTCCCACGGACACCACCAAGCACCCCCTGTGGATTGATACCTCCACCTCGCCCCATGCTCTCAAGCAATACTCCACCTCCAACTCGGTGTGGTCGCAGATTGCCACCACCTATATCAAGATATCCGCACCCAACATCGCAAAGTCCTTCAGCCAATACGATGCGGTTAAGATAAGCGGTCTTCCCGATGATGTCACCGCCTTCAAAGACCTTGAGGGCAAGACAAGTCCCCTGTGGGCGGTCTACCATGACGAGGGAGATGCCGAAATTGACCGAGCCGAGGGAACGGATGACTACATCGTGGTTGTCGGCTTCCTTGACGATGTCATCAACAGAGATACCGACCTCCGTCTTGAGAGAACGGTCCCCATCATGGACTTTGTCATTGAGAGTGGCAACCGCCTGTGGGGATGCCGATACGGAGAGAATGCGGACGGAGATATCGTCAACGAGATTTACGCATCCAAACTCGGTGACTTCAAGAATTGGTACTGTTATATGGGTCTCTCCACAGACTCCTATGCAGCATCCTGCGGTACGGACGGACAATGGACGGGTGCTATCACCCACCTCGGATACCCCCTGTTCTTCAAGGAAAACCATCTTCACAAGATATATGGCAACTTCCCTGCCAACTATCAGGTGCAGACAACCGCTTGCAGAGGCGTACAGAGAGGAGCAGGCAATAGTCTCGCCATAGTAAACGAGACACTCTTCTACAAATCGAGAAACGGTATATGCGTATACGACGGCTCACTCCCCACGGACATATCCACCGCATTCGGTGACACTCATTACACCGCCGTAGACGAGACCATCGCAGACCCCTACCGCAACGGTGCCGTGGGCGGTTCTCACAACAACAAATACTACATCTCTATGCGCTCCGAAAAGGACGGCAAGTGGTATTTGTTCGTATTCGACACCTCGGTGGGATTGTGGCATAAAGAAGATAACACAAGGATAGATGCGTTCTGCTCCTGCGACGGCGAGATGTTTTACATCGATCACGAAGACAAGCGTATAAAAACCCTGCTTGGATCGGGAATCAAAGAGCCGGGCAAGATATCTTGGTACGCGGAAAGCGGTGTTATCGGCACATCTATGCCCGACAAAAAATACATCTCAAGTATGTCTATCCGTATGTCCCTCGCAATAGGTTCGGTCGTTACCTTCAGCGCACAGTACGACTCCGACGGAGTGTGGCACACTCTTGCCACCGTAACGGGAACGAACCTGCGCTCATTCTCTTTGCCGATAAGACCGAAGAGGTGCGACCACTTCCGCTTGCGAATAGAGGGCGAAGGCGATGCGAAGATTTACGCTATCACCAAGACCATCGAGCAAGGGAGTGATATCTAATGATTGATATAAGACTTCCCAACATCACCGCCACCGACACCGAGGGCAAGATGTCGCAGATGCAGAGTTATATGCATCAGCTTGTTGAGCAACTCAACTTTGCGCTATCCGCCGTCGACAAT